AGATCGGCGACACCTCGCACGGCCCGGTGGCCGTCAAGGCGGCTTCGACGCAAGCGGCGGCGGCCGATCCCTCGCTTGTCGTACAGATCAACCCCAACCAGCCGGCGCTGACCACCCCGTTAAACGTCTCCGCCACCGACAATGTTACCCAGTTTGGCGGAACGAACCTTTCCACCGGCACAGGCGCGAGCGGCGCCGGGATTCCTCGCGTCACCATTTCGAACGATTCCTCGCTCGCCGCCAACCAGTCGGTCAATGTGAACCAGCTGGCAGGCTCTAACCTCTACGCCGATCCCTGCCTGGTCAACGCGCCGTCCGTCTATGTGGTGAATTTCTTGACCAACACGACGACCACAATGATCGCGGGAGTCAGCGCCAAGCAGACCTACCTTTGCGGCGTATTCCTGATCGCGGGCGCGGCAGACAATCTCAACATCGTCGAAGGAACGGGCAGCAATTGTTCCTCAATTTCCGCGGGCCTGATCGGCGGCACGACCGCCGCGACCGGGGCGCAGCTCGCGGCCAACTCCGGCTTTGTCGTGTTCGGCGGCGGCTACTGGGTGGCAAAAACCGCAACCGCGGCCGACAACGTGTGCTTTATGTCGGCCAGCGTCATTCAGGTTTCGGGCGTCATCAAGTACGTGCAACAGTGAGGGAGAATCTATGGCAGTGATACGCATCATCGTGCTGACGCAATCGACCAACGAAACCCAGGTGACCTATTCGGGCCTGTTCTGGATTCCGGTTGCAAGCGGCGTGCGCACCCAGACCACGGGGAGCGCCTGGCTGGCGAACGGCAGCTCAACCGGAGCAACGAGCGCGGAAAATACCGCCATCCTGAATGGCACGATCGCCGAAGTCGCGTGGGACTACAGTTTCCCGGTCGGAACCCCGGTCGCAACCATTGAAGCCTTTCTGCAGCAGGCTTGGACGAACAAAAACGCCGAGGTCAACGGCATCGGGGCGAATCAATACTATGGCTCATGGTGGGACGGGACGGCCTGGTCCAGCAGTTAAAAAATGAAACGCCTCATTCTTCTCGCGGTTCTGCTCTTCGTCTCCTCCGCATTTGGGCAGCTGGTGCTGGTCGGGGGCTGCGCGGCAGCGGCCACCTCTTGCACTCCCGTCGTTAAAACGGGCAAGACTTTCGCGGCGGGCCAGTTCATCTATAGCTTCGCTTTCCGCACCGCAACGGGCGCGCCCACTTTGGATGGCGGCTTTTCGAATGTCAATTCCGCCAGCGGCAGCAGCAGCTCGTTCCACTCCGGGTGCGCGGTCTCGACCAGTGGTTCGCCATCGTCCGGCACCTGGACGAACGCAACCGCAATTGTGACCCTGATCTATAGCGGCACCGCGGCCACCACCACAGGGAACTGTCTTTCCAAGGGAGTCGGGGGCAATGCGACAGGGAGCGGGACCGGCACCACCGTGACCTACACCGGCCTCACGATGACTCAAAGCAACGGCACGTCTTGGGTCATTGGCGCGGTGGGCGACAGCACGACTGCCTGCACCCCGGCCACGGTTCTGGTTTCCGAGGAAAATAGCGGCACGGCCATTATCGGCAACGACACAAACGGCGGGGTCAGTTCTTTCTCCGCGCTGACCTGCACCGGCAGCGGCAACTGGAAAACAAATACGCTGGAGATCCTGACGCCGCAAGTTGGGACGCACCAGTTGATGCTCATGGGGGTGGGACTATGAAACGAATCTTCGCCACTTTGCTTCTCGCTCTCGCAGCCTTCCTCATCATCCGTCCCGTCGTCGGACAAGGGCCTCCGGCCTCGGCTGCGTCCTATGTCTACATCAATTCCGCGACCACCACCATCGTGCGCGGGAACGCCGGATTTTTGAACACGGTGACGATCAACGGCGGAGTCGCCGGAGTGGTGACGCTCTACGACATTGGCTCGGCGGGATGCACGGGCACGCCAGCCTCGGGGAAATTCGCCACCATTGAAACCATCGGCGCGACCAACCCGGTCAGCCTTCTCTACAACCTGCAAACCAAGAACGGTATTTGCGTAGTCACGGCCGTGGCGACGGATGTAACCGTCGCCTACGACTGAACAGTTACACACCGGACGATCCACACACCCACACCAGGAGGAAGTGATGCCATCAGGAATCATTATGCAATCGAGTTCGGTCGGAGCCACCAAGGAAGCGATCGAAAAGGTTCTCGAAGATCACGGCTACGAGACCGAGAAACCGGAAGTCGTAGAGCCGGTCGAGCCGAAGCGCGAGGATTTTCAAACCGAGGAAGCCTTCGCCGAAGCGCAAACCGAATTCGAAGCGAAGAAAGAAGAGCGCGAGGCAGCCGAGACCCACGAAGAACGCGAGGAGCGCGAACGCAAAGAGCAGGCCGCGCGTCCAAAGCCGACCCGCAAACAGCGCGCCGTAGAAAAAGCCACCCGAGATCTCCGCGAGCAGAATCGGAAACTCGAAGAACGGCTGGCCGCGCTTGAAGGCAAAAAGCCCGCAACCGAGGCAGTAGCGCCCAAGATCGAAGCCCCCAAGCGCGAGGCCTTCAAATCCGATGCCGAGTTTGACGAGGCGATGTTCGATTATCGCTACCAGCTGCGGCGCGTCAAGGAAGCCGCGACCGAGCAGCAGAACGCGCTCCAGGCGCGCCTCCAAGAGAATTTAGAGAACTACCAGTCGGCCGTCGACGAGTTCAAGGACGAGCACGACGACTGGGACGATGTTGTGAACCAAACGATTCCAATCCACGAAAGTGTCTATCTGGCGGTGATGGAGCTGGAGAACGGACCCGATGTGACTTACTATCTCGGGAAACACCCAGACTACGCCCGCCGGCTCGCGGAAATGAGCCCACTCTCCGCTGCCATGGAAGTCGGTCGCCTCTCGACGAGGCTGAAGACTGGCGCGCCTGATCCAAGCGCGGCTGGCAACGGAGCAAGACCAAAACCCAAGACGCGCCTCCCGGAGCCGGTCAAGCCGGTGAGCACCGCGGCTACTTCTTCCTCGCTGAGTTCGGCTGAGGCCGCCAAGAAGCGCGATTTCCGCGCCTTCAAGGCCGCCCAGCGCGCCGGCAGGTGAATTTAGGAGATTCCTTTGGCAAACCTGATTCTTACCAACCAGGAGATCAGTTTCAAGAACCTCATGGTTCTCGAAAACTCGATCTCCTTCACCAAGAAAGTCATCCGCCGCTACGATGACAAGTTCGGACGCGCCGGCGCGAAAATCGGCTATATCTTGAACATTCGCAAGCCCGCCCGCTCCGTCTCGACCGCTGGTCAAGGCATCCAGCTGCAGGACTACATCGAGCGCTCGACTCCGCTCATTCTCAACAAGCAATACCAGCAGGCGTGCGCCTTCACTTCGAGCGATCTGGCGCTATCGCTCGACGATTTCACCAACCGCGTCACCAAACCGAAGATCGTGCAGCTCGCCAACGACATCGACTACGACGGCCTGCAGCAGTTCGTGAACGTGTCGGCCGAGGTCGGGACGCCCGGAACGGTGCCGAACACCCCGGATACGTATTTAAATGCGCTGCAGATCCTGGCCGACGAAGGCTTCCCCGTGGACGAGCAGGAAGGGTTATCCCTGCACATCTCGCCCCGTATGCAGCGTGCGATTTTCCCCGCGCTGCAGGGACTGGTCACAACCTCGGGCGCAACCGGATTCCTGCGCAATGTGGCCAAGGGCGAAGGCGGCGAGCAGGATTACTTCAAAGGCCTGGTCGCGAAAGGCCTCGGCTTCGACTGGTTCATGACCCAAAACGCCCCAACGTTCACCACCGGGACGCAGGGCGGATCGCCGCAAGTCAAGGGCGCAAACCAGACCGGGTCGAACCTTTTAACCAAAGGCTGGACGGCGTCAACGGCGATTCTCAACCAGGGCGACGTCATCTTCCTGACCGGCGTCCACCGCATCAACCCCCTTACGCGGCAATCGACGGGTGACTTGCGCCCCTTCGTGGTCCTGACCAACGTCACCTCCGACGGCACCGGGAATAACACTACCGTCCCAATCGCCTGCGTGGACGGCGACGGCATCACCGTCGCCGGCCCTTACCAGACGGTGGACGTCTCGCCCGCCGACAGCGCGCCAATTACCGTCTCGGGCGCATCCGCGGTGCAGTCCTATCGCGGCATCGCCTTCCATCCCGAAGCCTTCTGTTTCGGTTGCGCCGACTTGGAGATGTACGACAACCAGCACATCATGGAGATGGCCGCCGACAAGGAACTCGGCCTCGCCATCCGCATGTGGGCGATGCCGGACATCAACACCGACCGCTTGCTGATGCGGCTCGACGTGCTCGGCGGGTGGCTCACCATGTACCCGCAAGGCGCCTGCCGGATCGCTAGCTAAGCTAGACCATTGACCAAAATTCCAAGAGAAAAGAGAAAACACACCATGAACCTCAGAAAAATTGCATCGCTTCTCGTTCTTCTGGCGGGTCTGGCTGGACTAGCTTTCGGCCAGACTGCGCTCACGCAAACCACCCTCGCTGGGGCTGTCACTGGACCGGCGCTTTACTCGGGCACTTCGCCAACCCTCCAAACCTTCGTCTGCCTGGCATCGGTCACCGGCATCTCCAACCCGATTCTTCCGGGTACGCCGGTTTCGGTGATCTATGTCGGGCGGGAAGCGATGGGGGTCTGGCAGGTCAATAGCTCGACTGCCTGCCTTACTGTCAACCGCGGCTATCTCGGCACGCAGGCCGCGCCCCATCCGACCGGGGATATGGTATTGGTGGCTCCACAGTACCAGACCACGCTTGGAACCGGCGGCAACCCTCTGCCCAATGGCCTGTTTATGCAGGATGCGCCCGCGGGCGGTACTTGCACCCCTTCCGGCACCCCGACCATGCCCTGGGTGAACGTGCTGACCGGGGCGCAGTGGCTGTGTTCGACCATCGCGAAAGTGTGGATTCCAGGATTTGTGAATCCTCTGACGACGGTGGTTGACATCCCGAACACGGCCGTCGCTTCGGCAACGACCATCCTGCCGAGCGGCCCGTTGTTTCATTTGACGGGCACCACCCCGGTCACCACCATCACTACTCCGGTAGGCTGCGATGCCACCGCAGTCGGCGGATGCACTTTCACGGTGATTGTCGATAGCGGAACCGCCGCGCAGTTTGCGACCGGCGGAAATTTGGAAATCGGAGCGGCCATCACCACGCTGACTGGCAAGGCCTACACCTTCGTGTGGGACGCCGGCCAGTCGAAATGGGTAATCAGTGGATAGATAGAAGTTCCTTTCACCGCTTCGGGCGCTGAGCGCATCAGCGCCCGCATTCCAAAATCTCGCAGCAAAGGAGCAATTCCCATGGCAACTCTCGACGGCAAAGAACCAGTCACCCCCACACCGTTCGACGCGCACGAGCAAGTTGTGCGCGGAACGCACACTCATTCCGCAAAAGAAGGCTATGTGAAAGCCGAAACTCCGGCAGAACCTGTGCCCTACCCGAAGGTGGTCGCCCACGACAAAGAAACGGGCGCAACCATCATCGTCAACAGCGCCGAAGAAGAGAAGGCGCACCAGGAAGCGAAGAACGACGTAGCTTAACCCGCTTCCTTCCCCACTTCAACCTTTCAGACCAAGGAGGCAACACTCATGGCAACCGGCAGCTTCAATATGGACGACCCCTCGAAGCAGGAAGCGATTCGGCGCGGCCCGCACGAGTACATCGCGACCGCGGGCAAGCACGGCACCTACGTCGCGAAACCCTACAAGCACCAGGAATACCCGAAGATGATGGGCAAGTGGCCGAAGCCCGAACTGAAACACTTCACGAAACAGAACGGTATCGATGTTCCAACCGACATCGCTGCGCAGCAATTTCAGGCGGCGATGATCGAATGGGACCGCGCCATGACGAACTCCGTGGTGCAGAACAAGGCCGAAGAGCAGCAGTGGCTGAAGGAAAACGGCTAGACGTTCTAAATGCCCGTCTTAAGCTCAACCGCGACCCTCACCCGCTCGGCGACCGACTTCATCAAGTCGGCGCTGCGCCTGGTGGGAGCCTTGCGTTCCGGCCTGAACCTCACGGGCGACGAGCTCAACGACTGCAAAACCGTATTAAACGACATGCTCGACGCCTTTTCGGCGGAGCGTATGTCGATTCCTGCGGTCACCATCCAGACGCTCGATCAGAACCAGGTGACACTCACCCTGGCCGCGAATAAGGCGAGCTACAAACTCGGGAACGTCAACGGTACGGAGGATTTTCTCCTCAACCGGCCATCGCGGATCGAGCGCGTCTCAGTTCTCTATGCCGCGAGCCAGCAGACGCCAGTCGAGCTGCCGATGGAGATGCTCGACGACGTGAAGTGGCAGGGCGTCACCAATAAATCGACGCCTTCCCTTCTGCCGCAAGTCTGCTTCGTCGATGCCTCGAATGCCGTGTTTCCGGACATGGTTCTGTACTTCTGGCCGGTGCCGACGCAGGCGAATCCGGTGATTCTCTATCTCTGGACGGTGTTGCAGCTTTTCCCGAATCTCCAAACCCAGTTCCTTTTCCCGCCCGCCTACGCCGAGATGCTGCGCTTCAATCTCGCCGTGCGCCTGGCGGCGGAATTTCCCTGCGACCTGAAAAAGTTCGAACTCGTGTCGAAGCTCGCGGGGGAGGCGAAGGCGCGCGTGGCGGGCATCAATGTGCACCCGCTCGAAGCGGTCTGCGACGAGGCGCTCTTAGGCAGCGACGGCCATCGCGGGAACATTTTCACTGGGACGGCGAACCGGTCGCACAGGTACTGAGATGGCGAGTTTCCTGAAATGAGATTCGGCTTCGTTGGTCCCGCCTACGCTTCGCCCTCCGCGCTCGCCGATGCGGAAGCGCTCATCAACTGGCGTCCGCAGAAAGTCGAGTCGCCGAATGCGCGCGTGGCCTATATCTTACTGCCCACCTCCGGCCTGTCGCTATTCGCGAATCTCGGGGCGTTCCCATCGGTGCGCGGCTTCTATGCCGTGAGCGGCCGCTTGTTCGCGGTCTCCGGCACGCATCTCTTCGAGCTTTCGGCGAGCGGGGCGGTGACCGATTACGGCGGCGCCGGCACCCTAAATAACAACATGGTGGACGACGGCCTGCCAGCCACTATGACCTCAGCCGGCACGGTCGGAGGGACTTACCCGTCGCAGCTTCTGATCGCGTCCGGCGGTAACCTTACTGTTTTCTCGCTCGTCTCGAATTCCTATCAGGCACTCACCACGCCGCCGACGCTGGTGCTGATGGTCGATTTCCTGGACGGTTTTTTCATTGCCTTGAGCGCCGGGAATACCTGGAGTGTCTCGAATCCCGAGGATGCGACCACCTGGCCGGGCAGTGCGGTTGCGCAAGTCTCTGTATTCTCCGATCAGCTGACCGGCCTGATTGCCTCGAATCGCCTGCTCTGGGTTTTCGGCTCGCGCCGCGCGGTCGGGTACTACAACTCCGGGGCGGCGTTATTTCCCTTCGACGTCGCTTCCGGCGCATTCATGGAAGTGGGCTCGGCCGCGCAGTATTCCCCGGCGCGCGTCGCCACTCATAGCGGGACGACGATCCTCTTCCTGGGCGGCGACGAGCGCGGGCAGGGCATTGTCTATGCCGTGAACGGTTTTATCCCGCAGCGGGTTTCCGACAGCGCCCTCGAATACTGGATGTCGCAGCAGAAAACCATTGCCGATGCGGTGGGGATAGCGCGCCAGGAGGAAGGACAGAACTTTTACGATCTCTGGTTCCCTTCCGCGAACGCCATGTGGACGCTCGATGTCGATCTCGGCTGGTGGCACCGCCGCAGCTCGCTCGTCAATGGCATTCAGTCTGCTCACTTGAGCCGCTGCCACGTCAATGCCTTCAGCCTGCACCTGGTCGGGGATCGCACCTCGGGGAACGTGTACCAGCTGAGCACCAACTTTCTGACCGACAACGGTCTACCCATCATCCGCACCCGCGTCGGCCCCACGATTTCCGATGAAGGCGGCCAGATCCCGGTCCCGATCAATGAATTCCAGGTGGACTTCGAAACCGGCATGGGACCCGAGCCGCCCTTGACCGACGCCTTCGGCAACCCGCGCGATCCGGTCGCGATGTTCTCTTACTCCGAAGACTACGGAAAGACCTGGACGCCGGAACGCCAGATTCTATGCGGCCAAGCGGGGCAGTTTAAGAGCGTTGCCATCGATCGCCGACTAGGGAGCTGGCGCAGTTGGACGCCAAAAGTCACGGTCTCGGATCCGATTTTGTGGCGCGTCGCCGACGCCTACGTGAACGGGACCCAGGATCAGCAGGAAAGATTAGCGAAAGTGTTTGCCAAGATGACCTAGTATGTCCCGCCAACTCCTAGAAACGCTGGTTCCCTCGAACTGGGACAGCCAGAAGCCGGCCCCGAATTCCGGGGCCAGCCGCACGCGCTGGCTGCAAGGGCTTTCCGATTTAGTCAATCGGCCGCTCAATAACCGGCAGACAAGCACGACGTCGGGCACGGCCATCGCCGCCAACGGCAACGTGCAATCGACGGGTTTGGGCGTGGGGCCGATGCAACCCAAGCGCTATGCCGAGTTCACGGTGAAGGCGCGCGTCACCTTCAATCTCAATTCGGTAGGGCCGGCCTACGTCTATGTGTATCGGACCTTGGGGACGATTCCTGGGAACGGGCACCCGCCGAATGCGGGAGATGTCATTGTTTCGGGCGACGCCTTCGCCGGCGGCGCCATGAGCTCGGGAGTCAATGAGTCGGCGTCATTCTCCTTTCTCGACACCGGCCTCAGCGTGAACCAGAGATACAGCTACTACTTCGCGGTGAAGGCGCCGAACGGCAACACCTTGAACCTGGTGAATGCTTCGCAGTTGCTGGTGATGGAGCGCAGTTGATGGAAGTGCATATCGCCACGCCGGAGGAAATTCGGGCACTGAGCGAGCTCTCCGTGCGTCTCGGCAACGTCCCTTTCATCGCCCGGCAGTCGATCGTGGCCGTGCTCGAGCACGCCAAGGAAATCATCGGCTTCGCGGCGGTGCAGAACGCGCAACATGCGGCCGGGTCCTGGGTGAAGGAAGAATTTCGCCGGCAGAAGCTCACCTACGAATTGCGCCAGGCGCTCGACCAGGAGTTGAGGCAGCGGGGATTCTCGGTCTATTTCGCTCTGCCACGCGGTGACTTCGAGAAACACCTCTTCGCCAAATATGGCACCGTGACCGAGCACCTGGCGCAGATCCGGCACCTCTAAATTCTAAACTTCTAAACTCTCATGCCATTCGGCGGACTACTAACGGCGGGAATCGGGGCGGCGGGATCGCTCTTTGGCGGACTCTTCGGCGCGAATGCGTCCCAGCAGGCGGCGCAGGAATACGAGCAGGGGCTGCAACAGGCCTCAAATTTCCTTCAGGGCCAGGAACAGCAGGGCCTGCAGAACTATTCGCCCTATCTGAGCGCGGGCAGCACTGCGACCAATACCCTATCGAACTTGCTAGGCACACCCGGCCAAGGCCTCCTAACCCCATGGACGCAACAGTTCACCGCGCCGACGGCGGCCCAGGCGGCAGCGACTCCCGGCTATCAGTTCCAGCTCCAGCAGGGCCTGGGCGCGATGCAGAACTCGGCGGCGGGACAGGGCAGCCTGCTGACGGGACGCACCCTCGCCAATCTCAACAACTACGCGCAAGGCACGGCCTCGACCAACTACCAGAACGTCTTCAATAACGCATTGACCCAGTACGGCACCGCCTATAACACCTTCCAGCAAAACCAGCAGAACGAGTACCAGCGGTTGATGGGGCTCTCCGGGCAAGGCCTGACGGCGGCGGGTGGAGCGGGCCAATTGATGACCGGGATAGGCGGCGACATCGCTTCACTCATGGGACAGAAGGGCGCGGCGGCGGCGGCAGGGACGCTTGGCGCCGCGAACGCCTACGAATCGATCTTGCCGGGGATGTCGAATGCTCTCGGGAACTACGGGATGCTCAGCATGTTGAACGGCGGAGGCGGTTACGGCGGAGGAGGCGGCCAGTACGGGCCACTCCCCGGCGGCGGCTTCCCGACCACTGGCACCGAGGACATGGGATTCTGACGTGATGCCGCTCAACACATTGCTCGGCTCGGGTCTCGGCGGCCAGCCGGGCGTAAATCCAAGCCCCATGCCGATCGATCCGCGAATGCTACCTGTCGGCGGCGGAAGTTTTGGCGGGGGAAACATGTCTCCGAGTGTCCGCCGCCCGGTTCTCGGAAGCTGGCCTCTAACCGGCGCGCAGCCGCCCCTAACCGGGGGCCAGCCTGCGCAACCGGCTCCAGGCTGGCCCCAGGCCGCTCCCCAGCAGTATCCGACCGGGGTTCCGGCGCAACCGCCTCCAGGATGGCCTCCGGCGGCGCAGCAACCGCCTCAGGGCGTCCGCTCGCCCTTCCTTGGTGGACAGCTGACGCCGCTCCACCGCTTGATGGGGTACTCGTAACTTATGGCCTTCCAACTTCCATCGATGCCTTCGTTTCAGACGAACATCCCACCTATGCCGTCCGCCCTGGAGCAGTACGGCAAGATGCTCCAGCTGCGCGCGCTCGCGGGGCAAGTGCAGCAGCAGCAGCAGATGCAGCCCCTGCAGGTCGAGCAGGCCCAACAGGGAGTGCAGGCG